CTTGTTGTTGTTGCTGTGGCATCATGCCAACAGGCAGTTGACCACGCATTGCTTGCATCGCCATTAACTGTTGCAGTTGTTGAGTTTGGATAGCATCTTGTGTAATCTGAGCATTACGTGCAGCAATACCAGACATCAAACCCATCTGACCAAGAGGTGAGCCAGGAACTGCAAGGTTGAGGTAACCACCAGCAAGATCTTGAGGCATCATCTGACCTTGGCCGCGAGGATCACCAATCTGCACTTGCTCGGGTTGACGACGTTCTTCACCAGGACCGGTAATATTGCCAGCACCGAAGGCCATGCGATCACCAGCCATTCGCTGCTCTTTCTTCTTGTTATTCATCATCATGGTTTTTATTAAATAAAAAAGGGGCAGTCATCACTACCCCTTATTTTACAACTTGTAATTATTACTTACAAGATCACTCCATCACCAGCATCTTGCTGCGGAACACTTCAGGGTTCTGCTGAGCAGCATTCAGATAACGCCAGGCATTAGCAGGGTCACGATCAGCAAGGTTGCCAAAGCTGTTCCAGAAGTCAGCAGGATTGCCCTGGGGTTGGGGCTGAGGAGGAACCGGCATCTCGGGACGCATGTACTGCTGAGGAGCAGCCTGAGGCATCTGAGGAGCCTGCATCATTTGAGGGGCTTGACCATAACCCACTTCCTCATCGGGAATGGGATAAGGACCATTTTCACCGAAGAACTCACAGGTGTAATCAGCAAGCACATCAGGATCAGTCAGGATCTTCTCATAAGCACGATGCTCATCAGCCAATTCTTGAAGAAGACCAACAGCTTGCTGGAGTTGCTCATTGCTTTGAATGAGGCTGTCTTCCAGGTTGCAGCTGTAAGCATTCAGAACAGCGGGAGCATCAGCACCGAAGTGATCAATAACTTCAAGACTTGCTTCGCTTACTCCGTTTGCGAGGAGCTGTTCCCGGCTGAGTTCCTGCGAAGTTTGGGAATAACCGCTGGAGTAAGCCGGGTTGCTCACGATCCCAGGCTGCGAGATCGGCTGACCCAGGTTGTTGTATTGGGGAACCTGCGGGGAACTGTAATTGGCCGGGACGGTTTGCTGGCTCGGATCCGATTGTTGACCCAGGAACGGGAGCTGCACTGGTGAACTCAGGAGCCCCACTACCCGATTGAACGCCTCCTTGTAAGGGTTCTCCGCTTGTGGTGCCGATTGGGGCGCCTGGGGGGAGTATTGAGTAGGGTTGTAAGGGTTCTGCACCCCCATCTGGGCCTGCATTTGCGGGGCTGGGGCCACTGCTGCTTGCTGTGGTGCCACCCATTGGGAATTGGTAGAAACCGCTGGAGCCGTAGCTGCGGTCTGGACTGGAGCCGCGTAGCTGCTCGGTTGGGTCGGGGATGCTTGGGGTGCCGATTGGGTCGGCATTGCGGTATCGGCCTGCATAGGTTACCTCTTTTTGTAGGCTTTCTAAAGTTCTGTAAAGGAAGGGAGTAAGATCAAGTCGTGGATCTGCAGCCATCGGAAGATCCGGTTGCTGCGGATGCGGTGTTCGCATTTCTTGATTGATTAGATCAATAAATTGCGAATAAGCCCTCTGTACTTGACCAACCATTCGGAATGGAAAACCGGAAAGCATTCCAGCAATTTCGTCATCCGTTTTTGAAGGAAACAAATACTTCAGTGCTTCAATGCTATCAACCCCTAACTCTTGTAAGTTACGAGTAAAGATAGATTGGTTTAATTTATCTTGTGCAGTATCTTCATAAACAGGGCCCATCCACCTCCATGAAACGGTTCGATCACCATCAGGAGCGAGCCCTAAGACACCATCTGGAATCTCTTTTGCTTCCAGAGCATTGTTAATTGCTTTCTCTAATTTCTTTTCATAAGTTGCTTTTTGTTTGTTATACTTTTCAAAGGCTTCTTCACTTTCATCTGTTGGAGCTTCTGGGTATTTAATGCCAGAGGCTTGAGCCAATGTTTTACGGAAGATTTGCTCCTCCTGAAAAATCATTAACTCAAAACATTTACAAATACCGTAGTTATAAAGTTGTAAACATTTCTTTTTAGCTGTAGCACTTACACGTCCATAAGCAGATTTGATTTCAGTTGCAGTAACGTTAGTAATTGAAAGGTCATCAATACCACCAAGAGCAAGACGGATTTCAGAACGAAGCTGTTCTGTATAACGTGCTTGATCTGTACTAATTGCATTAGGAGTAATAAAACCAACACGATCTGTTGGTTCCAAGTTTGCAATTACACGTGGTACTCGCATCCCGCCACCAGGGCTACCAATGTAGCCCGCAGGATTCCTTGTTACAGGATCCTGCTTATATGTAGATTGAAGAATACTAAGATCAGAAGTAAAACCAGATTGACTCGAAATACTAGGACGTTGCGGCGTATCAATATTATTAGATTCAACAATATCTTGCTTGGGGCGCGATGAAAGAAGTGTTGGGTTGCCAAAAAACGAAAGATTTGCCCTGATGTTCTTCACCATCTCATCATGGGCAACAATCTGATTTGCTAACCAATCAAACTCACCATTACCATCAGTACCAAAAGCATCAGGATTATTGAAGACTTCAACGCAAGGAATAAACTGAAGCGTGTTCGTCAGGACCTTTTTATTTGTTGCTGTAAATTCTTGTGGTGTATCAAAACTTAGTTCTTGCTCACTATGCATCTCCTCAATCGTATCTGCTGTAATGCGAAGACGCATGTATCGCTTATCTGTTGAAAGGCCAACACCAGCAAATCCACGAGAGGATTTTACTTTATAAGGATAAATAATAATAACTTCTTCTAGGTCACCTTCTGGTGAATAGTAAGTACGATAAGAATTTTTATCAAACCAATACAACCGATATGTTTTTTCTGTTGGCCTAATATAAAAAAGTCCTTTACCATAAGCAAGGAACCGGTCCCAAATTGAATCTAAACGCGCATCAAGTTTATTGAATTTGATGACTTGTTGAATGAAATCAAAACGCTGAGTACCAAAGTTATCTTGTTCAGGATAAAACTCAACACCTTGTCTAATCCCAAACATACGCATTTGAGACAGGTGAGCGCTGATCAGCATTGTATCGGCGCCACCGGTTGATTCCCGGTTGACGACCGCATTAAGCATTTGGTCAAATACTGTTTTGGTCTCGCTCATTAGCTATAGTCTTTTTTCTATTATGCCTCAATTTCGTAACCAGGTGCAATCCTCTTGAAGGTCAGAGATTCTTCATCTGCTTCAACTTCAAACCGTTCACCAGGCTGAAGACCAAGGTCATGGCAGAGTTCATCTGGAAGATTGATAACGGCAGAACCATAAGCATCTTGCTCAAGTTCAATACCTTCGTAAAAGAAATTAGAAGCCATTAGGAATTACTTTAGATAGTCTAATTCGTAAACACTCTATAGGAAGTAATCCTTATTCTGTCAAGTATTAAAACTCAACTTGAAGGTTACCTCTGGTCATCAAACCATTACAGAGCCATACTAAAGCGTCAACCGTATCGTCGTGAGAGCTAACACCAAAGTTGATGATCTCATCTGTAAGCGCTTGGAACTTACGATATTTATTAAAAGTAATTTTATGACGCTCAAATAATCCCATGATACCTCTAAAGCGTGCTACTTTGTCTCCACGGAATCCTTTTACCGGATGCCACAACATATTGTGAAGACCGTGTTCACCAAGACAAATTCGTTTGAAGTCAGCCTCTAAAGATGCTTGATAAGCAACAGCTTCTGACCAAATATCAATATTGCTACCGGTTGGATAATACTGATCGCCGTCTTTATGTATTACCCCCCACTCATACATCATCTCCATTAGGGCTTCTAATTTCTCGATGTTTCCCATGACCCTAATGCGTTTGCAATCAATGATATAAAGCTTCTCTTTAATACGTCCACCCATAACAAAAACAGTGTAGTCATTACGTTCTTTGATGCCAGCAGAAAGGTCCACGCCAACACCAAGGGAATCAAACTCTGTTGGTATCTGTCCTTTGATAATTAGGTCAGGTGAGATTGACATCTCACTTGTTTGAACAATTTTATTTTGATACTGAAAACTAAAGCTAATAGGTGCTTGTTTACGACGATCACGTAGATAATCTAATGACCACATTTCTGGCCAATAAGATTCTTCCTCTCCATCTTTATCAACGGTGATTGCGGATTGAACAATTTGAATCCAATCATTATTCGGTGTAAATGTTGTTTGATGAATATCATCATGTCGGAATCGAGTACCAAGGCAAATAGCGCGCCCGCCTTCAAACATGGTAGGAACAATAACTGAGTTCCAGTTATCTTCCATGGCCACACGAATATCTTTATTTTTAATATCATCAGCTGACTTAATTGCGTCATCAATAATACATAGGTGTGAACGTTTAGAGGTCACAGCACCTTTAAGACCTGCACAACACAATGTAAACTCTTCTTCACCAGTAGATCTAATACCTGCAAACTTCCAATCAATACTCCAGTATTCATTAGAGTTGATTCCCTTGGCAATCTTTACATTCGGAAAGATTTCACGATATGCTTTGCTTTCTTCAATAATTCTTTTGATAGCAGCACTTTTGGGACGTGCAACATCTACCGTGTAAGAGATGTAGAGAATTTTTAGAGGTTGCGATGCATTGCATGAATGCCAATAGCCCATGCAGTAAACAAACCTAAAGACTGTAGATTTTGCACTACCCCTTGGCGCAAGAATGTCAACATTGGGACCAGCAATATTAACAAGGCATTCACTATCTTCATGTGTATGTAAATGCTCATGCCAAAGCATCATGTGTTTAGCTGGTGGCTTATCTCCTACAACATCACAAAAATATCCAAAATCTGTTCTTGCTTTTTCAATATCAATATCAGATGTTTTTTTAACTACTTGTTGTTTTGCTGCAGCGCGAGCTGTGCGCCTGTAGACGCTGTAAAGAGATGTATTTGCCATAACTTAAGATTAACCTACTAAATCTTAAGATTCTTCTGCCAAGATCTTAGTCCACACGCCCATTGTTGCTTCTTGTAATGGTTGCTCAATTGGATCATCTTTAAATATTAGTAGGATCTCTCTAAGGGCACGATCAGCACCAGCAAGGATCAAACCTTGTTTATCAGAAAGATATTTATCATCATTAATTTGTTTAATAGCACCACGTAATTCCTTTTGCAACATTGCAATACGTGCTGCACCCATATCTTGCTTTACAACACCAAGATCAATACCATCACGCAGCTTGGAAATATCTTGCTGCATAAAATCAATCTCAGCTTCAAGAATCTTGTTGAGATTACGTTTTTGAAACTCTTTTTTAGACCATTGATCACATTCAACAATTGTACCTGTAAAGCCAAGAAATCTGGCATACAGGTACATTTGAATAGGTGAACCTACATTTTTACAAAAGGTTAGATAAGCTTCTTTATCTTTTTCAGGTAAAGTATCTAACCAAGTGTTCATGACCTGTAAGCGCTTCTGGACTGCTGGTAATCTCGCTCTTCTTTATAACGCCTAAACATCTCTTGTTGGAGATTGGTAAGGCGTTGTTCTTCAGCCGTTTTACCAACGG